CTAGTCAATGTGTAATGAGTGCCTTTGATGATGTCTGTTCTGTTGCCATTGCTATCTATTTCATAGGAGGTCCCTGTACGGTGGCTCTCGTGTATTCTCTCTGCGCCTGATGTGTCATCAAATTCTCTTATATGTCCACTCTCACTCTCATAGACATGATTGTATGGATAGCTAGCGTTGTATGGGATCGCCGGCTGGTCAAATGTGTCACCGTCTGAAGCTGATATAAAAGAGCCATCGGCGGCTGTGGCCGGATTGAAATCAGCTGTGGCTATACCAGTAATACGTGTATAAGTTCTTAATGTTAAAGCTAGATGAGGATTGTCAGGATTGTTTACGGCAAGTCTGTTGACATCAGGCTCATTACGATACTTCGGATAGATACCATTGGGATCATAAAATCCTCCGGCGCCTGCTAGCTCCGATGGCTTCCCTGGCAACGACCCAAGGATCAATGGCTCTTGTCTTCTCTCTCCATCACGGAAGTAACCAAACACCCACGAGCCTTCGACTAGACCCAACGGCGTTTGACCCAATCCAGATATACCAGAAGAAGTAATCGGTAAGATCACTTGCGCCCATGGTAGATCAGCTGTAGGTAGCAATTGATTATTACTTGTATGATGTCCAAGTGCTCTTACTCGCACTCTGCCTGTGTATTGTGGATCCTGTCTATCTTCGACTACACCAACGAACCACAGAAAGCCATTGTGACCTAAAAATTTATCATTAACCATTTTCTTTTTTCCGATATACCTCTCGTTTTAATACACTGGCTATACGCCATTAAGCACCATTTAAAAATACCCTACGCAAGCTGGCACTCATTCATTCTATACTACTTATCCATTACTTATTTGAGTAATAAATTACTTATTCGTTGTATTATGTATGTTTATTATGTTAAGACTCGCAAGTTGGCCCTTAATTTGTAATAGAAATGGGTCATTTACATGATTCCATAGGCTTTCTGTGGCTCTCTGTCCCTTGAAGAACCCATTGTATTTGTTATACTCATTCGCTGTCTCCTTAGCTGTGGAGTAGTCATCTATGATTGTCTTAATTCTGTCTTTAATATTCATTATTATTCTCTATTCTGTTGAAGTTTTATCTTTCATGTTATTAGTTATCTATCCTCTCATCGCCACCGCTTATAGCCGTTCCTACACGTCCTAGCGAGCGACTCTCTGCGGTTATATGTAATCATCTATTAGTGACTGTAAGTAGTTTTGTCCATTATTGTCTTCGTTAGCTGTAAATATATCCATGTTTTCTTCTGGATAAGATATATTGAAACTGTCTTTGATTAACTCTAATACCATAGTGTGTTTCTTACCAATTGATGAGATGTGGTGTCTTACTGCGGATACTAGGTATCTACCAGAAAGATATTTATCTTCGTCTAAAATGTCGTTATTCGTAGCTTTTGCATACTTTGGCATGGTAAAGTTTACTATATCTCCTACGTTGATATTAGTAGTCCCAGGAACTTGAATATCCATAGCTAGTGAGTTTATTGCTAGATGTGAAGATACTCGTTGTTGTACTATTTCTTCAAAAGGTACTCTCGTAATATTATCATGGGTATTTTCTGTTACTGTAGAGAACATTAAAGTTCCTTCAGCAAAATCACCAAATCGATAACCTTCTGAGTAGTTAAACATAGGTAGTATACCATTATTATCTCTTACTCCACCAGTCTTGCTCATTTCTAAATGGTTGTGATTAATATAGTCTTTATTATAGTCAAAGTCATGTTCATCAAAGGTCTTATTAAACCCGTCATGGGTAACCATACGACTAGCGTACACGCCGTTTTGTAAGTTTTGTAATGTATTATACTGTTGTTTTACTTTAAATTCTTCTACTGATTGTAAATCATATAGCGTTTTACCTTTATCTCCATGTACTAATACATTCTTTATTTTAGGAGTATAGTTTGCCTTAACTGGTCTTGGAGTTCCGTCTTTCTTACAAAACAGTCCCTCATAAGATTTAAAATTAAAACCAAATGCGTTCTCATAAAATAGAAAACCAGAATTGTTATAGTGTTTTGATCTTGCATCTTTACGTAACATCTGAATTGTTTCCATTGGATTAATTCTTGGTATAACATATTTGTGTAACCCTTTTGTTTCTTCTACAAAGATATTCTTCTTTGTTTTTAATCCATCTACACACACGTTCAGTATCATTTCATCTATTGAAGAAGAATAAGCTTGTGAAATTCTGTTTTGATGATTACGTACAGTTTCTAAACTACAAAACTTTAGTGTATATACTTGAAATCTAGGTCCACCTTCTTGTCTATTCTCTAACGCATAGACGAACATTGGGTGTCCTGTGTTCACTGAGAAATCAAATCCTTTATCAGACATTGGCGATTTAAGAATAAACTCTATTCTCTCGTATCCTGTTAGCGGAAACTCTTGTATGATATTAGTGGCATCTGTTAATGTTATGTCACCTGATAAAAAACTACCATCTAAACTCTCATAGATGTTTAGGTCCATTATAAGTTGTCTAATATTTAATCGGGAAGGTGTTCCAGAACCATCTGGTGAACTATACGATATAAGATATACATCAGAGAGCTCAAATGCTCCAGCTCTATCTGCTTCTATTGCCATAATTAAATACTCGCTAGTTTTTTAAATTCTTCAATAAATGCTACTAAGTAACTAGGATCCAATAGTTTGATTTGTCTTTTTTCGTCTTGTAATCTTTGTTCATATTCTCTATTAGAAACTGATTGCGCACCAAGTGTGTCACTATTTACTTCTATTATGTGTGAATAATCACCTGGTCCATTACTAGTTTGAGGTCCACTTGATTGTGTAATCTCATAATGATGGATAGCATCTGGATTATCATACTTATCTGTAATATAAGTTTCAAAGTCTTGGTCTGCCAATGGCCAACCATAATACGAATCAGTAATATTATTTGTAAGTAATACTACCCAATGATATTGAGATGAACCAAAATGTTTAAATGCTGTATCTTCTGGTCGCTCTCCACTCGGAACATCATACGTATCATATAGACTTGCTTCATTTAAAATTTTAGAACGGACTTTTACTCTTGTCATTAAATCGGCAACAAGTTTTTTGTTTCCGTCTCCTTTGATGTCATAAAATCCTTTTTCAAATGTGCTAAAATACATATTAGTGACCTACCGCTATTGTTTCTTTTGTCATTATTTCCATCTCGGTAAAAGACAAATCCATTTTAGTTAGTACAGGAGCAGCACCTTGTTCGTCTCCCTTAAATGTTGTAAACACACCTTCAGGAGCAAAGTCTAAGCTCATATCTGTTAATACACATCTACTTATTTTTGGTATGTACATATTAACTTTATCTCTATACATATATGTTATTTGAAATTCTGATGGTGTTTTTAGATAACCAGGTCCAGAAATTTCTGGCATCATAAAAAACTTAAACTGGTTAATAATTTTGTGCATTGTATCTTTTTCTTCTTCACTTTTAGGTGAAAACTCAAAAGGAAAATTAAATGTTCTAAATGGTACATTCTTAAATACTAATTCTGTTTTAGGATTTTGAGCTTCTCCTCTTTTTTTATCTACAAATCCACCAAATCCTGGTAATACTATTTCAAGAGCCGCTTTTGATACTGTTTCTAAAAATGATACACCTGAATCTTTTAAGTTAGCAATCTTTTCTTTTCCATTAAATATACCATCTAATAATCCTGCCATACCAGTGTCAACATCATTATAACCTACTTTATATTCAAATTTATTTTGTGGTGGCGAATATAAAACTATGCTACTTAATATTCTACTATGTGTTTCGTTAGTAACTGCCAATCCTGTATTTTGTTTTCTAACAAGTGTTGCATCTGAAAGTTTTTGAACAGCAAGATCAGCTATTCTTCTTGCCTGGTATACTGCTAATTTTCCTTCACCAACAAGTCCTAATTCTGTAGGATACATTGTACCTGAATCAAAGTCACCTGTCGCCTTACCATATATCGTGTCATTATGTTCTAAAATATCGAATATGATATAGTGGCCATCGCCTAAATTACTTGTCTCGGTAGGATAGTATAAGTTACTATATTGAAATGGATTGTTTACTGGATCCATGTGAGATATAGGACTTTTTGATAAATCTAGAGGTGATTTATTTGCTAACATAGCAGCAAGCTTTTTAGGTTGTCCCAAACTACCTCTTATAGCATTTGTGAAACCACTAACTAAATTACTAGTTATTTTTTGTTTAATTATGTTTGCAACCTTGTTTGTAAAAGCCATCTAAATATCCTTTATATATATTCTAATATTTATAACACCATGAAGAAATCATACAAAGGAATTTACAAACCATCAAACCCTAACAAATATGTAGGGGATTATAATAAAATAGTATATCGTTCACTCCTTGAGCGTAAGTTTATGTTATACTGTGACAACAGTGTAAATGTAACTAATTGGGCTAGTGAAGAATTAGCAATAAAATACTACAATCCAATAGATAAAAAGTACCATAGATACTTCCCTGACTTCATAGTTAAGACTATCAAAGGTAAGAAACTTATCATTGAGATAAAACCCTATCGTCAATGTAGTGCCCCAAAGCCTTCTAAAAAGAAAACAAAGTCGTTTATGCGTGAATCATTTGAGTGGATCAAAAATCAAGCGAAGTGGAAAGCAGCACAGTCTTACTGTGATGATAATGGAGCTGAGTTTAAATTGATTACTGAAAAAGACTTAGGTATTTATTAAGTACCCACATAACTTCTATGTATAGAGAAATCATCATTTCTAACATTACCGAGTGAAGAACCACTAAATTGATTATTTGTAACAGCTGTTTTTTGACTAGCATCTACTATGTTGGCATTATTTTTCGAACCGTCTTTATCGATAGGTTTTAATCCATCTGGCGTTTTTAAATTCATTCTGTTTTCTGCATTCATAAAATTACTAGAGCTGTTTACAAAGCCGTTACTATCCAATGACATAATTTTACTCTTACCCTCACCCATATATACTGAACCTTTTTTAGGAGCTGGTTTACCTGTATCTCTCTCATAAATCTTATCATAATTAGGATCATCAGGTTGTATAACTTTTTTAGTTTCTTGGTCTACGATTGATCTTCTCTGCATTTTAGAAGACATATCACCTTCTGCTGCAGGTGTTTCATCACCAATACCTACGCCTGCCGCCTCACCTGCTATATCACCTGCACTTCCAGGACCACCTTCACCAAAGAAATCTCGTAATTTTTTCATTGCTAAATATATTAAAGCCATGACAGCTAGAATTGCTGCTCCAAGAGCAAGTTGTGGTAACATTGCTATTATACTTGCCTTTAACCCTAAAGCAAACTTTTTAAGACTACCAAATAGTCCAACAAATAATTTTTTAAATATCTTTAATGGTTTTAACAATCCAGCAAATGTACTACCTAATTCTTTTATAGCTACTATCGGTGCGGTTAGACCATCAACAAATGCTGATCCTACATCAGCTATAGGTGTAGGAACATATTCATCAACAAAATTACCAACACCTTCTCTTGCTTTTTGAAAAACACTAGGATCTTCACTTCTACTACCTAATACTTGTCTTTGGTCATCTGCTTTTTGTTTATCTTCTTCTAACTTAGCAGACTTTACGAGTATTTCTTGTTTTTTATTAGCTTGAGCTTTGGTTTTTAATTTGTTATTTTCTTGTAATAACTTTCTATCTTTCTCTAAAGACTTCTCCATTTCAGCAATATTTTTTTCAAGGTTTTTTAAGTTATTCTGTCTAGTTACTATCTCTGCTTTTGACAATATATTAATATCACCTGACTTTTCTATTGTTGCTATGATATTCTTTTCTTTTAGTTGTTGTATCTTTTCCTCAGATTTTACTAGTTTTTCTTCTCGTTTTGTTTGAAAGTTAGCAAGTTCTTTGCTGTAGTCTTTTAAATCTACACCTAGTTTTTGTACTAGTCTATCTAATTTATCTAACGCAAGATTAAATGTTCTTACACTACCACTTTGTAAATCTTCTAATACTTCTTCAACCATATTTGGTATACTAGGTATAACAGCTTTCGCAGCACTATCTAAAGATACTTTCGCACTTTTAAATACTGCTGTTGCTATGTCAGATATTATTTTCTGTACTTCGCCTTTATCTGATACAGTTTCTAGTATTGGTAACGCCATTATTTTTTACCTTTACTGGAACCTGTGTAAAGACCAAACCAAGCAGCACCAGCACCTACAACAATTGATATTAAACCACTTTGTTCCATTGTTGGAGCAGGTAAGTTCATATACCATATTACGCATTTGTATAATAGAACAACGTATGTTGTTAAAAACATTCTTGGGAATATTCTCCATGCGTCAACAGCTCTCGCCATGTGTATAAGTTTTGAGTAGGGGTTAGGACCTAAATCTTTAATAGATGTGTCTACCTCTAAATCTACTTGTATTTTTTGTTTAGGTTCTGCTATTTTAATATTCTCTTCCATTACTTCTGAGCCTCTCGTCTTCGTTTATCGTTTTCTTCTTTTATGTACGTTACTAACATATTAACATATATATCTTTTTCCCATGGTATAAGATTATCAAGTTCAGTCAATGAATATTTATGATGTTGCATCAATGCAAAATTGGTTTCAAAGTATGCCTCTAAGCTGGTGTGGGAGAGGCTTATTGAAAAAAATCTTGTAATCCCCTAAAAACTACTTTACTCTTTACCTTTGTTTTAGGATTTTCAACTTCAATTTCATGTCTTAACTGTGGCATAGTATCAAAAAACTTTTTTACTTTTTTAAATACTTCTTGCGACATTGTTTCAATAAATTCTTTAAGTTCTTCTTTTGTACTATCTTTCGCAGGATATATCTTATCTCCCTCATAGATATGGTCAATACTTGATATGATTACATCAAAAACAGCATCTATATTGGTATCTTCCATGTCAAACCCAGCCTGACTTATATTCAGCGTTGGATAGTTTAATACTAAACCTAAATTTCTTTTTTCATCAACAACAATTTTATTTGTATGCTCATCATCTACGTTTACATTTACTTTTGTTAAATCTAATTCTACTTCTGTTAAAGTTTCTTTGTCATCTGGACACAGAACTCTAAACTTTGAAATCTCACCTACAGATTTTGATCTAACTTGTAATAGGATATACTCTATATCAAACATAGGTAAATTTTCTATGTCTAATTTATCAAATGTACATGCTTTCAAAATTTCTTTTGTAGCTGAAACTATTTCTTTATTATCTTTTGATTCCATAGCTATCAGAAGTAGTTTTTCTTCTTTTACTAGGAATGGTCTAAATTGAACTTTTATGTCTTGTGATGGTAGTGTCAATTCATATCTTGGTATTTCTACACTTGGTAACGCCATTATATCTCCTTATTAATTTTATATATTTAGTGGTGGTATTTTAAATGGTGGGAAAACTCTACCACCAGTAATTCTACCAATCGGTGCTCTTCTTCTCAATTCATTCAATACATCTCTACCTGCTCTTCTTATTTCTGGTGGTAGTTTACTAATTAAACCACCAAATACTCCACCTGCTCGTTTTACAGTTGGATCATTAAATTCTGATTGTCCTACGTTTATCTCACCTGCTCTATCAATAAAATAGTTTACCCAATATCTAAAATCAAATGTAACAGTAAATGTCTGTACTTCGTTTGAAGTGTGAGCAAACGATACTTCACTAATAGTCTTTGGATAACAGTCAAACAGTCTTACACCATAAGTTACGTCATCTCTCTCCTGTCTACTAGCATAACTTCCTAAAGCAAATATATCAATAGGCGCAACATAATCATTATAGTAATTGTAGTTGTGAGTAACATTACTAAATGCTGCCTTTTGCCATACTTCAAAGAAAGTTCTCTCTCTCATAAATTTATCTGTATAAAATGTAGCAGTGATAGGTGCTGAAGTGTAATCATAAATAAATTTTCTTGTTGGACCATTGTGTCTGATCTCTTTTGTAATTGCTTCTCTATTTGGCATAGATATTTCATTACAGAATGCTTGTACTCGTCTTTTGGTTGTATCTGTTCTCATAACAGATGTATCTATTGTTGTTGAGAAGCCTTGTGTTTCGTCATCACCTTGTAAATCTGTGTCTCCTACAGCAATACCGGGTGATACACCATTTGGCATTCCAAACTCTACATAGAACCTTGCTTTTCTCTGGAATCCTTCAGCCTCATTAACCATGGCTTGAAATCTACCCATAGTAGTTTCAGGATTACCGCCAGCTTTCTGTCTTAATCTTGGATCGGATTGTACATCATCTAATGAGCGATCTCTGGGTAGCCCAATTCGGATATCGTATCCACCAATTCTTTTTCCTCCACGAAGTATAGCGATGTTAGTATCCTCCTTCCATTCTCCACCATCTTCTGGCAGTTGGTCTAGTTATATTTAAATTGTTACACATATCTATTAAACTCTTATAAACTATCATTTTTTACCGCATTGACATCTTTTGCCAAATAGTTTTTCTATTAGTTTGTTCCAAAGTTTTTTCATTAATATGGTTTTCCTTTTTTAAATTGCGCAACTGGTAACATTACTGCTAATGCTGCTTCATCAAAATCAACTCTTAAAAAACTTGATCTCACATGACCAAATAGATATTTCTTAATTGTATTTTTAGCAATACCTACGTTCTTAATTCCGTCATATGTTGCATCTATTCTAGTATTCTTACTCATACCACCAGAAGCATATCTTTGTAAATTATTCAATAGACTTATTCTTTGTAGAGGTCTTATATAATGAAAGTTCATTCCCATAAAACCACCTGGAATTGTCTCCAATGGTAATACAAGTGGAAATGTATCATACAAAGGTAATGTCTTCTTATATTTAGGGTCATAGAAGAACATATTTAATCTTCCTCTACTGGGAACACCATTTAGTTTACCTGAATTCATTAGTTTTCTAGCAGTTATTCTGTCAGCTAAATCAGCAACAGTCTTTCTATACCAGTTAGCACTCTTACGAATGCCACCTTGTTGATCTCTTAAAGGGTCAAGAATGCTTATTGCCATACCAATATTTATACAAAAAAAGAGTGCCGTATTTCTACGACACTCCTAAAGTTTAATTGAAGCTTGAGAGAGATTTACTCTTCCTCAGCCAATTTACTAAAATATGACAACGTATCGTCATCATCACCACTAGCTGATGGAATTGTAGTAGCTTCAGTACTTTTTACACTTGGTGCTGATTGAGATGGGAGGTCTACCTTATCAGCAGTTGTTGTGCTTCTTACACCTGTAATCGTCCTATTCAGTTTCTCTTTGAGTTCGTCATAGGATTTAAAATTATCGGATGCTAAGAATGGTTTTAAAGGGTGTTGATTCTTCCAAACTGATTTGATGTCTTCATCACCTTCTTTAATTTGTGAAACACCTTCAAATTCAGATTTGTCATAGTTCCAATAACCATCAACTTTTCTGATTTTTAATTTGAAGTTACAGCCTTTCCAAAAATCAAATGGATTAACTGGTTTCTCATCTTCAAATGCAGGTTGCATTGCTTCTGTAATTTTATCAAAAATCTTTTTACCGAATTTAAATAATTTTACTTGACCTTCATTCTCTGGATGCTTTGGATCAGATATTACTAGAATATTTGAGTAGTAAGATAATTTTCTTTTTCTCTTTCTAGCAATTTCTTTATCACTATCTAAACCTGTATTCCATAGTCTAGTGTTTTCTTCACTGACAGGGTCTTTTTGATTTAGAGTTGTTAAAGAGTTTTCAATATACCAACCACCTACATCTTGGAATGCATGTGACCATACTCTTTGCCAAGGTAAGTCTTCACCCTCAACTGCAGGTAAAAATCTAATAACAGCATAACCGTTACCAGTTTTATCTAACTCTGGTTTCCAAAATCTTTCGTCTTGGTATTTTGATTTGTTTTGATCTTTGTTCTCGTTACCGAGATTTGCCTCGATGGCTTTTGTAAGTTTGTCAAAGTTACTTGACGATTGTTTTAACGTGTCGAAATCCATATTATATCTCCTTTGTATGTATTATCGTATTATTGTATTTGTGTTACCTGTTTAATCGGTATCATATTTATTTATAAGACTTTTCTTTATTCTTTAACCATTTTTTTAATTCTCTTTTATTTGGTTTAGGAATAGTCCTAGAAATTCTGTATTCTTTATAACGCTCACACCAATTTATGATTGTATCTAAAAATTTATATATTATTCTATCAAACATAATGGCCTATTATAACACATTTATCTGCATTTGTCAAGTGTCATTTTAAACGACATATATTCTAAATTCTTTAAACTAGCCCATTCGGGTATAGTTGAACTTACTGGTGTTTTACCACTATTTCCATCTGGATTGACTTTAATAAACTTAACTTTAGGGTATTCCGTCATTAAAATTTTCCATTGATTAATCCAATTAACAGATGGTATTGGGCCAGCCTCTGGTATTCCATAATACTTTGTACCCTTGTACATATTATTAATGTTAGAAGTATCGCTGACTAGATCGTGTCCAATTAAATATAACTCTTGTAAATTCTTCTCTCGTATTAATGCTACTCTTCCACTGGAAGCACCACAAGCCCAACCTCTATCTCGTTGACCTTCAACTAAATCATCTAAAGAGTTTGCCTTATCATCTGGACTAGCCCAACTTACATAGGTACTTGTGCGATTAATATTCTGTTCAACGAGTTCTTTTTTATTCGAGCTTGTTTTTAATACTTGTACTTTGCCAGCAAGATTAGAACCATGGAATACAAACTCTTGTCTATCATCTCGTTTGTTTTCTAATTTGTTTGATTGATACTTGTCAATTAATTCTTTATCTTCATTCTTCATACTACCATAGACCAACATATCGTATGTTGGTGCTGGTATTCTAGTCCAATTTCTTAACCAAGTTTCATTCTTATCACAATAACCACTTTGATATATCTCGTGCATGATTCCATGGTCAACTGCAGTCAATACATCAGGTGTAAAATCTCTATACAAAGCATTACAACCATAAGTTCTTCCATGAGGTTTTAGTATTCTTAAATCAAATGACTTTCTACTTTCACCATTACCTATACAAAATACTTTACTCATAACTTATATTCAAAATTTTGTGTTACACCATTTATGTGTACCTGTTTAGCACCGTTCTTAATATGAAAGTGTGTTGCCATAGGTGTTAATGGTGATAAGGTAACTAGTCTGGAACAATGATGTTTCGCACACCATACTCCTAATTTATTAACTATCTCTTTACCTGCACCTCGTTTTCTTGACCATACTGTGTATGCAACAGCAATGTTACCATCTTCTACTCTGGACATATAATCCATTTCTCTAACTGTATATGGTACTTCAGGACAAAATGCAACACAAATAATTGCTTCAATTTCGTCTTCATATTTCAAACCAAATATCTTACGACCATTTGTGATTCTAAAACCTAAACTCAATTCAGGTCTAACAGGATCCTCCGATACATCTATGTCATCTAGTTCAACTAGTTCCGTACCTTTGACCCATTTAAAAAAGTTACTAAGCTTATCTTTATACATTTTTTACAAAGACCTCTTTCATAATCAATTTACATTCTGTTTCATTGAATTTAATAAATGGTTTTAATCTGGTAACCTTAGATGCGATTTCAGGCCATACAAACTTCTCTTTAATCTCCAAGTCCCAATTCTTAACAAACGATAAGAAGTGTTCCAATACGACTGCTGTTTGATACCCAATTTTTTTTTGGAGAAGTAACTGTAGAAGTCTAGGATGCTGTCCATTAGGAGGTTGTAAACCATCATTAAAAGAAATACCACGATCATTGAAGTCATCATTAATAGATATACAATCGCTTCTAAAATTGTAGGTAAATGCTTCTTTACGTTTTTTATACTCCATATAAACATCTTTACCATCTCTTTGTAACAAATTACCAATCCAACCTTTACTGTCTGTAAGGAAGTTTGCAATAAAGAAATCAAGTATATCAGTTTGTCCATATTTTGTACTTAGCTTGTGAAAGAAGTATCTATCTTTCCGTTTTGTAAATGTTTCAAGTTTTGCATTGACTTTTCCACCATACTTGATATAGTCATATGATTTAGATGTAAAATGTAACTTAACACCCAAGTAAATTTTATATACATCAAAGCCTCCATACATTACAGTGGCAATACTCCGCCTCTAGGTAAGGACAGTAATCTCTTATCCATAGCTTCTACTTGTATCTTTTCTTTTAATGATTTGGTTATAAGTGAACCAACTGTACCGGTATCTAAATTATTTTCTTCACAATAATGTATTATTGCTTCCATGTAAGAAACTTTTAATTCCTTAACCAGTTCTTCTATCTTTAAACTAAATTCTTTACTTTTCATTAAAGTCCGATCTAACTATATGTTTCCTTAAAGCTCTTAATAGTCTTTCCATATTATCAATAATATCAATTAGACCTTTATCTGTTATATAGTGCTGTTTGTCTTTTAATTTGTCGTATTCTTTTAATGAAATTGACACCATCGGTGATGGTGGTGTAGCTTCGTTTTCGTAACTTGCGTCTTCTGATCTGTCGTTTGTCATTATATTCTCCTATTATATAAATTATATAAGTGTAGGTTACTCACTCTCGCTTTCACCTACACAGTTGCAACTCATTCATAGTACCACACTTTTACTAATTTGTCAAGTGCCAGTGCCTAATAAACTCTGATTCATCTTCATATCAAATGTATGAAATATCATACACTTATATGGGTCTGTTGGTGTTTCTGCTACTGCTAGAGTTTCTGCCTTATCATTAATATAATATGTTACTGCATATAAGGCAATACCATCTTTTAAGGCTCTCTCTTTACCAAAACTTATATTGATGGGTGTAAAACTATTATCTTCAATATACCTATCAACTGATTCTGGTGCTCCACACATCATTGGCATATTCATACCAAATAATTCATAACCTTCAATATCAGCATAACTAGTTGTGTTCCACAGTAAACAAATTATTAGTAGTATTTTTTTCATATCTTTGTTATAAGATATGGGCTACTTTTGCTTGATCTTATCCTTGTTTAGTTCTTCATAATATTTATAAAAGTCACCGATTGATTTCTTCAAAGGTTCCATATAATCTTTCTTTTCTTTAACAAATGTCTGAACTGAACCATCTTCAGATGCTAGTAAAATAACGATTTGTTCTATTGGTTTACCAAACATTTCTTCATACATTTGTGCATAAGCAGTAGTCTGCATAAAATAGTTCTCAATCCAAGACTCTTGTCGTTCTTTGTTTGCTGTCTTAAAATCAATTACTGATAACTTACCATTGAATTCAGCGATACAGTCAACTTGACCTGCGATAGTCAACTTCGGACTATACATAATTGTTTCTAAACAATGGACATTATCAATTTGATCTACATATGGTTTAATTAGTCTGAATAGACCTAATGGTAATACACGTCTAACACTTGGTGTTAATCCTTTAATGTATTCTTCTATTAGTGTGTGAGTTCCTTTACCACGATTAGCTGCTCGCATCATTTCCCAATTAGCAACATCTTCACCAATACTATCTCGCCATTTTTGTAAGCCTTCTTTTTTCGTAGGATCAGCACCTAATACTGTAGTAATTGATGGATATGCCTTTCCGTCTATTTCATAGAAACGGTGGCCATCTATTTTTTTACCTTTAGTTACTGGTAGTTTTGATTTATCTAACTCGATAAAATTAAATTTCTTTGTCATTATATTTTCACTTTCATATTTTTATACTCATATTATATCATAATTTAAAGCATTTGTCAAGTGCTAGATAGACCGGTACTTCATCATATGGTCAGTTAATAAAGAAGGGTCGTTTCTTATTTCGTCCCTTTTCTCTTTTCAACTAGGGTCGTATGATTCGTAACAAGTCTTCTTACTTTCATTTCTGTAAGCTCTTAATATCTGTTTACGATTTTCACCGTCTGATCTATATGATACATGCACCCAACCACTATTAGGTTCTCCTACAATGTGGTACTCCAATATCATCTGATCAAAGTCACAGTTCTCACTAATCCACTTACATAGTTCAGCATTTGATAAACCAAAGATTTCAAAATCTGCGGCTTGGCCTTTTGCATGCTGAGAGTTTACTGACGATCCTATGGATACGCATAACTCTGGACTTCTGTAGCCACTAGATATACTAACTACTTTAGCATAATGGTCTCTAACTTTTTGTAATACATTTTCACATAACTCTTTTAAGTTATTCATGTGGTCTTCACTAGGATTGTTACTAATCCCTTTACGTTCAGCTGTTTGACTTTTTGTCATCTCATTCAAACTAAAATTATTGCTTAACTTCATTTTTTCCCTCTTGTTAGTTTAAGTATATTCTCTATTTGAGATTTAATCACAGGTCTTCTGTTAGGCCAGTGAATATATGGCTCATCACTCTTACTTAAATTATATAAAAATGGTAATACTATCTTTTCGATATCCTTAAATCTTTGAGTAATATCGGCATCGTTGACTTCTTTTGTAATAGTTTCTTTCTCTGCTACAACTTGCATAATCTCGTTCATCATAGACTTAATATCTGAAACATCTGATTTAACTTTAGATAGTTCTATATTTGAATTTTCAATGACACTAGGGTCTATGGTAGGTTGAATTTTTTCTTTTGGAATACTTGATACTGGTGTTATTCCCCAATCTTCATCAAGGTCAAACCCTCGCATATAATCTGGTATATCGTCAGCCATTATTTTTTACCTCTACTTCTATCTGCTACTCTTTTTCTGTTTTTTGTTAATGCTTGTTGAGTTTTAATTTGTTTAATCGTTTTCTTATTATGCTGTTTCCCTAATTCACTATTAGGGTGTGCCTCAGCAATACGACTTAGGTTTTCTTTCCAACCATCGTCTGTCTTCATACTAATACCCATTGCACCACTAACTATATTTATTCCTTTAGGTACCTGTGAAATATGCTTATTCTTCTTCATGTACGTTTCCATTTCAGATATAGTCATCATATCGTCAAACTCTTTGCCTGACTTCTTATTTCTAAAGGTATATATTGGCATTACTCTAAACTTTAGGTCTTAATGGGTCGTGTTCAAAGTATTTTTTAATTACTTCTAATTGGTCATCATAATCAGCAATAATTTTTAGTTCTTTTTCTATTGATTCTAACACGTCTGGATGCTCACCAATACCAGTAGCATTCTTTAGATATATCTCAACGTTCATAGAGTGTTTTGCGATATGACCTTTTGCGTGGTCTTTGATTGCATCTATTGTATTTTTTCTATTGTATTCAGCCATTATATTTCTCCTTCTAGTTGACAGTTGGTATTTCAAAGGGTTCAATGCTGTCACTGCTATTGGCAATGGTTTGTACCATTGATTTAAATCCTTCATCTGTTAGATTGCTTTTATATAATCTTAATGCCTGTGCCACCATTGTGCCTGCAATCATCTGGCTACTGTAATTAACCTGCATAGCAACCATGGTATTAAACATCTCCTGGTAACAATCATTTAGTTCTTTATCTTTGTTTATTGTAGGTTCTTTATCTTTGCTCATTATCTATCTCCTTTTAAACCATCTCTTATTATTTTTTCTTCATCAAAGGTGAACGGTCTTATCATATTTAAACCTTTGTTACGTCTTTCTTTTGTTTGTCTTTTACTTTCTTCTAAACTTAACTTTTCTAGTTCTTCATAATCCATTATACTAATCCACTCCATCCATCTTCAGGTTCTTTTTTTCTTGTAAAACTACCTTTACCTTTTTTAGCTTTAACTACTCTAGGTTTATACTTCGGTGTTCTAACTTCTTTAGCTATTGGATTTGGTTTTTTAGTACCAAATATATCTTCCCAATTCTTTCTATAAGTTTCATTCGTAACTCTACTCTTACCATCCCACTTAAATGCCATTTTCAATACCTTCTGTATACCACTTTGGTGGTTCTGATGGAGCTTTCCAAGAAGCCATTTCTCGTTTCTTCATCACATAATATTTTCTGTATGAGCCAACTACATCACCTGGTATTTTACACTCATCAGGCATTGCTGGTGTCGGATCTGTTCTTACTGTATTTAGAGATATATTTTTAGGTGGATTACGAAGTATAATTCCCAGTTTTCTAATCGTCATATGATCTTCTGTGTGATTATATCTTAATTTAAACTCATCATTTAATGCAACCATATGATTATATAACCAATAGTAATTATATGCTGATGCCATAACCCAAACTGTACTAGGGTGTTTTACATGAGAAGCTTTATAGATTACTTCTTCATTTGATTTGTTTTTCAATCGCCATCTTTTAATGTTTCTACCAGCTTTTGTTTTTGCTAGGTATTCTCTACCATCTAATAATCTATGAGCAGTAGATAGCATTTGTGCTGATTCTATAATCATTTTACAAACATGCTTATCTATAAGCATTTTAGCAGATTTTACAGGGTCTTTATGGACATAAAATATATTCATTATATAGTATATACTATCACATTTTTGGTTGTTTGTCAACCTTACTTTTGCTCTTTGTTTTGGACCACATACTATTAGTTATGGGTTTTGATATTACATCACCTGGTTTAACTGGTATTGGGCCTATACTAAAGATAGTAGCGCCAAAACACCCATTTAGCATAATCAATAATAGTAGACTACTTATTACTTTTATCATTCCAGTCATATATTTGATCTAATTTTAACTTAATTTCGTCTGGATCCATGTCTTTGAAGTCTGCGAATTGATTAACCATGCTTTTATAAGACCTACTCTTTTCTTTAAATCTTTCAGCCTTTTTCTTTGCTTTATCTAGTTTTTGTTGTAGCGTTAGATTCTTATCTTCTTCAACAAGTTCTCTTTTCATTCTCCACTGTCTTAATGATATGTTAGCAGCGATCAATAGAAGTACAGCTAATGGGTCAAATACAAATATGAGTATCAATATCACTATACGAACAGCACTATCAAAGTTATCTTCAGCGTTCTCGCCATAGATTAACTCTGCCACATATTTGATAGGTCCTACTTCAGCCTCTATCTTGTTTTGTTCTAAACTTAATGTACCCTTTTCTTCGGATAGTTTA